AAAAGAGGGTTTAACTTTTGTACTGTAGAATATCTTTTAGATAATCAGAAAAAGAATATTAATGATAAGATATTCTTTTATGACACAGCTAATAAAAGTGATATAAGAAACATGACATATAGGAATATTCTCAATCTTAAGAATATTTCATTGGTAGATAACACTACGAAAATGACTTCTGGTAGTTTAAATATGTCAGTCAAAAGATTTGACCTTCTAACTGGTAAAACTGAAGTTTCTAATTATATTAATAGAGAACAGCAGCACAAATTTAAATTCTCCTCAGAAAAACCCAAACCAATTAATTCTGAATCTTTTGAACAAAAATACGGTAAAACTTCTGCAGTTTCATTATTGGTTCCACATTCTAGTGAATTTCCAGAAAATTATATCAGTGGTTCTTTAGGAGCAAAACACTCATATGTAAATAAATTAGATCAAAATCTATTTTATATCTATGTTAATGGTGACACAGCATTAACTGCTGGTGATGTAATCACTATCAATGTTCCTACGCCAATCGGAGGAACTGAGAAACCAAAAAATGATAGATTGTTGGAAGGTAATTATCTTATTTCTAAATTAAGACACATTGTTGTAAATTTAAGCCCAACGGAAAAGTCTTACACTATTGCTATGGAATTAATTAAAGGCTCTTATGAGGATGATATATAATGACAACTAAGCGAATGGGAGAGGAAGGGTTGCGTTGGTTTGTCGGCATAGTAGTCGACATTGATGATCCAAAACAACTCGGTAGAATCAGAGTAAGAGTGGTAAATGAAACGGATGATACAGCAATTCCTGTTAGTGATTTGCCCTGGGCAACACCAATCATTCCTATTACTTCAGCAAGTCTTAATGGTGTAGGAAGATCTCCTACAGGACTTCTTGTTGGGTCTCATGTGTTTGGTTTTTATCTAGATGGTCAAGAAAAACAGTTACCAATGATTTGGGGAACTTACGCCAAGCTTCCTGATGGTACTCAAAATAGTAATGATGTTCCTGCTCTTGCTAGAGGCATTAATACCATTCCTGCTGCAGCAGATCCTGATATAGCATACCCTGAAGAACCGAAATCTTCTTATCGTGCTCTATATCCACACAATCATGTAATTCAAACTGAACGCGGACATGTTATTGAAGTCGATGATACTGACGGACATGAAAGAATTCGAATTCGTCATAGAAAAGGAACTTATGTTGAAATTAATGAAGACGGGCGAAAAGTAACAAAGGTTGTTGATGATGATTTTGAAATTGTTGTTCAAAATAAAAACGTTACTGTTGGTGGTACCTGCAATATAACAGTAGTTGGTGATTGCAACATTACTGCAGAAAAAACTCTTAGATTGACATCCAATAATAGCATTGTTCTAAAGGCTCCGGGTGGTGTACAAGTATTGGGTGGTGGAATATTTACAGATGGTTCTCTTGGAACTACACTTGGAGCTAAAACATCTTTCCACTTATTAGATAAGGTCGTTACTGTTGTAAATGGCATTATCACTGATGTAACTTAAGGAATTAAATTATGGATAAAACTATTAAAGAAATTGATAATATGGTTCTGCAGATCACAAGCACTGTTGACTGCAATGCTTTAGAGCTTTTGGTAAGTGAATATGTTGCATCTATTCAACAAATAATTGAAGATAAAATTGCAGACCAAATTAGCATAGCAGAAAAAGCTTTTCCTCTTTTAAAGTTACCTTCTCCAGATCCAGTATCTATTGTAAAGTGGTTAGGAAAGTTGATTGCTGGTGATGCTGCTTTACAGTTGCAATCATATATTACACAAGCTGTTGAAATTATCCAATTGTCAAAGAACGTAGTTAAATTAATAAATGCAGTAAGTAATGTTGAAGAAACCTTAAAGGCTTGCCTTATCACATTAGAGGCAGAAACTTTAGGGATAATCGAGGCTACAGTTACTGCTCAAATCAAGCCTATTTTAGATAAGGTCAATGAAACTCAAAATCTTATCAACACTTTAACTACGATCTCTTTAGATGGATTACTTCTAGATACATCTAACCCAGATGCGTTTTTAACTAGTGTTGATACTAAATTGGCGATTTTACAAAGCGCAATAAGTAGTATTACTCCGGAAGATATTGCAGTTCCCCCAGCATAAAGAGAAAAAATGGCATCATTTAAACAAGAGAAGTTTACTGCTATCCAGGCTCAAACAGACCTGTTTAGTGACATGTACACGAACTTCGTCGTGCATCCAGAACTTCACGATCTTGTCACTAAGAAAAACGAAGAGGCTATCAAACAGGCTATTATTAATCTATTATTCACTAACAAGTATGAAAGGCCATTTAACCCAACATTTGGTTCTAATTTAAAGAAATACCTCTTTGAGCCTATCAACTCGGTAACTACCTCCAGCATAGAGAATGAGATCAGATCCTGTATCGAAAACTATGAACCTCGAGTTAAGATCATCGACTTGGTGGCTACTCCATATGAAGAAAAGAATGCTTATGCAATAACTCTTACCTTTTATATAATAAATAATAGTAATCCGATTATATTAACCACATTACTTTATAGAGTAAGATAAAAATGGCCAATTCTAGTATCTCACTAACAAGCCTAGATTTCGCTGATTATAAGAACAGCCTCAAGACTTTCTTATCTTCTCAGAATCAGTTCAAGGATTACAACTTTGAATCTAGTAATCTTAATGTTCTTCTAGATCTTTTAGCCTATAACACATATCAAAATGCATTTTATATGAATATGATAGGCTCTGAGATGTTCCTAGACACCGCCCAGCTTCGTGACTCAGTGGTTCTTAAGGCTGTCGAGCTTAACTATACTCCAAGGTCATTCCGTTCTTCTTATGCTAAAGTAAATCTTGCTATTTCTGGTGTACCTAATAATCCTCTTTTATTGACTATTCCTGCAGGAACATCGTTCACTGGTAAAGCTGGATCAAATACATATACATTCTCTACTAACCAGAACCTTGTAGTTGAGGCTTCTGGAAATGGAGTCTTTAACGCAAGTAATGTAGAAATTTATGAAGGAACTCCTGTTACAGACACCTTCGTAATTAAGCCATCTGCAACTGTTGACAACCAGCAGTTTATTTTATCTAACCCTACCATCGATACTGAGTCATTAACCGTGGTGAGTATTGAAAATGGTGGTGCTAATGTTATCCCTTATTTACTATCGACAACTCTTTTAGACATTAAAGAAACCACTCCTGTGTATTTTTTACAGGGTTCTGATAATAGTCAATACCAGATAATTTTTGGTGACAATGTTGTGGGACGCAAGCCTCTTGACAACTCAGTAGTTTCTGTGAGTTACCTAGTGACGAATGGCCAGCTACCAAATGGCATTGCAATCTTCAGTCCTAATAGCACTATTGGTGGCGGCACAGTTACTGTAACTACTGTTTCTGCTGCTACCGGTGGTGACATTGCAGAAGATATTGAATCGATTCGTTTCAATGCTCCTCGGTATTATGCTACACAGGAAAGAGCTGTTACAACTACGGATTATGAAACTCTATTACAAGTAACATATCCTGAAATTCAAGCCTTATCGGTTTATGGTGGTGAGACTACAACTCCTCCTCAATATGGTAAAGTTATTATTTCTATGAAATTGTATAATTTTGATATTGTTCCTCCTTACAAAGTCAATGAATACACAGAGTTCTTAAAGGTTCGTGCACCACTAACTATTACTCCTGTGTTTATTGAACCAGAATACACATATGCAAGTGTTACTACCAATGTGAAGTATAATGTCAATCAGACAACGTTACAGCCAGCAGATATTTCTGCATATGTAACCACTGCTATTCAAAATTACAGCAGAGATAATCTTGAAGACTTCAAGTCCACTCTATTGTATTCTAAGTTAGTTTATGCAATCGATAATGCTCAGTCAACTATCATCAGTAATGAAACTGATTACACGGTGATGAAGAAGCTAATTCCATCGATGCAGGGTAATAAAAACTACCAGTTAAATTTCAAAATGGCTATTACTTCTAATCTTCCCCCAGCTGTAGCAAATCACGAAAGTAGAGATGAGCACGCTGTTCAAACTAGTAAATTCATTTATAATGGATTGCTTGTTAATATTGAAGATGATGGTAATGGTAATCTTCGTATCGTTGAAGAACGAAGCGATGGGTTACATCATACCGTAGTAGATACCGGCGTAGGTAATGTAAATTATGAAACTGGTACAATCAATATAACTAACTTCTATACTTCAAGCTACTTCGGTGATTCTATCCGAGTTTATATAATGCCAAGAAATAAAGATAATAGCACTAATGAAAATGTAATTTTTGAAATTCCCAATGATGAAATCAAGGTATCAGTACAGATCGTAAGACAGTAATGAGTGTATCAGAAAAAACTATTTCGAATCTAATTCAGAGTCAGTTTCCTGCATTCTATAATGAATCAGGTCCGACTCTAATTGCGTTTGTTCAAGCTTATTATGAATGGATGGAGCAAGAAGGAAATCCTATCTATCAGGCTCGTAATCTATTAGAGTATAATAGGATTGATTCTACTGTAGAAGAATTCTTAGTTCATTTTAGTAACACATACCTACAAGGTCTTCAGTTTGCTTCTGTTGCTGAAAAA